TGACCCATACATGGGCAGCGGATCAACCGCGGTCGCCTGTATTCGTTTAGGTAAGCCGTTTGTTGGTATTGAACTGGTGCCAGAGTATTTTGACATCGCCAAACAAAGAATTGAACGAGCATTGCACATACCACCAGCAAAGGAAAAAGAAAGAAAGGGGCTTGTATTTTGACAGAGGAACTGTATAAGAAGTATCGGCCGTCCGTACTAGAGCGGGTACGCGGGCAGGACGCAGCTGTCGCCATGGTAAAGAACTGGGTGGCAAGGAACAGCGTACCCCATGCCATCTTGCTTTCCGGACCGTCCGGTGTGGGCAAGACCACCATTGCCCGCATCTTGAAAACCCTACTCAACTGCTCCAATATTGACTACGTTGAGGTAAATGGGGCGGACGACACCGGCATTGACATGGTGCGTGGTATTCGTGATAAAATGATGGCTGCCCCGTTTAAGGGTAGCTGCCGCATCTACATGATCGACGAGTGCCATGCGCTCACGAAGAACGCGCAAAACTGTCTGCTTAAGGCACTGGAGGACACGCCCAAGCATGTGTACTTCATCCTCGCCACCACCGACCCCACTAAGCTGCTCAATACCATTCAGACCCGGTGCACCGAGGTAGCACTTAAGCCCCTAAGCACCAAACACATCGAAGATATTCTTACCTACGTGTGCAAAAAGGAGAAGCTTAAGATATCAGAAGAAGTGCTGGACAAGATTGTGAAGTGCTGCGAGGGCTCAGCCCGCAAGGCACTGGTATATCTTGACCAAGTGATGGGGCTGGAGGACGAAGAAGAGCAGCTCAACGCTATCACTCCATCAAGCATGGCTGCGGCTGCCTTCGACCTGTGGAAGGAATTCTGTGCACCAAAACCACAGTGGGCAAACGTGGCTGCGGTGCTGCGGGAATTGAAGGACGATCCTGAAGGTGTACGGCGATTGATACTTGCCTGTGCCAGGACCTCCCTTTTGAAACCGGGCAGTAAGTACGCCGCTCGCGCCTATCTCGTAATTGACACGTTTAGGGACAACCTGTACGATACCGGGGCTGCGGGGCTTGCCGCACAATGTTACGAATTATGCACAGGAGTGGGCCGATGAGCGGTCGTATAATGTATTGTATTAAGCCCGGTGCCCTAGGGCACGGATGGTGCACTGGCGCGGCAGAGAGGCCCGGCAGTGTTCCTCAGGGCACTGGGTACTTATTGAAAAGTAGCCCCTAATACAACTCACCATACATAACACTGGAGCAGTAGATGGGCATTGACACCAAACAGCAGCGCAGGCCCGGCAGTATCAAAGACGAGATCCCGGTGCACTTATTCGACCTGGATCCTAACAAGCTTGACAAGCACTGCCTGGATCAGCCCAAGCTTGTGCTAGAGTGGGGTATTAAGCTGGCCGAGGCAAAGGACTTTTACGACCGGGCCAAGGCTGCCCTTGACGTAGCCCAAGCCGAGGCCCATCAAGAGATCGCTGCCAACCCTGAACAGTTCGATCTGGCTAAACCCACAGTGGATGCAATCAAATCTGCTGTAGCCCGGCACGAAGACGTTCAGGTGGCTGTGGAACGTTTGCAAAGGGCCAAGCACAAGGTTGACCTGCTGCAAGCAGTGATGACAGCACTAGACAACCGCAAGCGTTCCATTGAAGGGCTAATCCAACTTCACGGGCAAGAGTACTTCTCAGTGCCTGTGGTTTCCAGTGCAAACCGGGAACGCATGAGTGAGGAGACCAAGAACCAAGTGCGGAGGCGGCGGTTCGAGGATCAAGATGATTAACCTAGATCACTTTGTGTACGGTGTGGGAATTTTGTTTGGGGTCTACGTGGCCCTCCCACTTGCCCTACACATCAACACTTTTATGGTAGTGGCGGCTGCATTAAAGGCCGCTGAGTTATTCAAAGAAAGGAAGAAGAAACAAGATGGCGAGAGACAAGCGTAGAAGCTCGGCGGCTGAAGCTGCACGGCGTAGGGCACTGGAGCACACCAGTGAATTTGCAAGAACTTCACTGGAAATACCCAGTGGGGCGAACATGTTTTCGATCAAGAAGCCAGGCTCCTACCGCATCGACATCCTGCCCTACAAGGTTGGCAAGGGCAATCCCTATGCCGATGAGGGGACGCTGCACTACGAGCGTACCTACTGGGTACACCGGGGCGTTGGGGCCGATGAGGACACCTATGTGTGCCCAGCCAAGACGGCCAAAAAGCCTTGCCCCATTTGCGAGTACCGGGCAAAACTGGAACGGGACTCTAATGCCGACGAAGAACTCATTAGGGCATTGGCCCCCAAGGAGCGGCAGCTTTTCAACGTGGTGGACCTTGCAGCCCAGGACCGGGGCGTGCAGATCTGGGACAACAGTTACCACTTGTTCGGCAAGCTGTTGGACAGCCGCATCAGGAACGCCGACGACGACGAAGACTTCGCTCGGTTCTGTGAGTTGGAGGGCGGGCTTACCCTCAAGCTGACGGCCGAAGAGAAGAGCATGGGCAAGAACAAGTTCTGCGATGTGACCAGCATCGACTTCAAGCCCCGCAAAGACGACTACACGGAAGAGTGGTTGGACGCCTGCTACTGCCTGGATGATATTGTAAAAGTGTTGGACTACGACAGCTTGCGCAAAATCTTCCTGCAAACGGCAGACGTTGACGAGGAAGAGCTGGAAAGCGACGACGATGCACCGGCCAAGCCTACCGGGCGCAGGCTGCCCCCCAAGGCACCGGCCAAGAAGGCTGTTGTTGAGGAAGAGGCCGAACCGGAAGAGGAAGAGCCGGTAGCCGAGTACGACGACATCCCTTTTGATGAAGATCCGGTAGCCGAGGACGACGACATCCCTTTTGAGGAAGAGGAAGAAGAGCCCACTCCGAAGAAGCCGACAGCAAAGGCCCCTGCCAAGCCTGCACGCAAGCAGCCCGAGCCGGAGCTAGAAGAGGAGGAACCCGAGCCTGAGGAAGAAGAGCCCGAGCCTGAACCCGATCTGGAAGAGGAGGAAACTCCTCAGATCACTAAGGGCATGAGGGTGTCCTTCAAGCTTGGCGGCAAGCCGGTTGAGGGTGAGGTTACCTCCACCCCACCCAACACTACCAAGGTGCAAGTGACTACTGATGATGGCAAACGGTGGAACGTGGAGAAGGCTCGGCTGACTGTTGTAAAGGCAAGCAAGCCCGCCAAGCCCACAGGGGGCAAGAAATGCCCTGCCGGGGGCACGTTTGGCAAGGACACCGACGAGCTGGAGGAGTGCGCGGGGTGTGAGCTTTGGGACGAGTGCGATAATGCCAAGTACCCGCCGAAGAAGTAAACAAACCGCCAATCACAGATCTGTGTAAGGGGATGACCCTTAAGGCTCTGCCCTGCCTTTGGATCACATAAATCTGTGAACCCAGCTCGTTTGCCGGTTAGCGAGTGGCAAAAATTAACTGGCGACATGGTGCGATGGTCTCGTAATCCTGGAACCGCAGCGGGGTTGCTTGAGGCGACTGGCAAGGGGATTCAGCCGCTCCCCAAGGTGGGTTCGAATCCCACCCCTCGCATTTTATGGGCCAACAGTTGGAACCTGAGGGTGTTCGGTGGGCTTATGCTTTTCTAGTGCAAGGGCCGCGCCAATTACCTTTGCACTAGAAAAGCGCACGCCAGTGGTGCACAACTGGAGGGCTGGGCTCGACTCCCAGGCAGGTTCTTTTTCACTTGAGTGCCTGCACTGTTTGGCCAAGTACGAAAAGTATTTAGAGGAAGAAAATGAGCACGGACCCAATCAAGAAAGCACTGACCAAACCCAAGGCACCGGAACGCAAACCCCTGCGACTGAGTAGTGGTAGCTCCCTTCTCAATCTTGCATGCACCGGGGATGTTAATGCTGCGTTCCTTACCGGGCACTACTACTATCTGGTTGGGGACAGCAGTTCGGGCAAAACGTTCCTCGCCCTTACGTGCCTTGCTGAGGCCAGCATCAAAAAAGCATTCAACGAGTACCGCTTCATCTACGACAACGCCGAAGACGGTGCCCTTATGGACATCCAGAAGTTCTTCGGTGCTGGTGTAGCCCAGCGGCTCGAGCCGCCTAGGTACGTTGATGGCGAGCCTGCCTACAGCCAGAGCATCGAGGAGCTGTACTACAACCTTGACGATGCTATCAAGGAAGGCAAGCCGTTTATTTACATACTAGACTCCATGGACGCATTGTCTAGCGATGCCGAGGCGGACAAGTTCCAAGAACAGAAGAAAGCACACCGCAAGGGCAAGGACGCTGCCGGTAGCTATGGTGACGGCAAGGCAAAAATCAACAGCGCTGGCATCCGACAAGTACTGCCTGGGCTGAGGGCAACAAACAGCATCCTAATTGTTATCTCCCAAACCCGTGATAACATTGGTGCCATGGGCTACGGGGATAAAAAGACCCGTTCGGGTGGTCGGGCACTCAGGTTCTACGCTACACTTGAGATATGGTCGACCTGCGGGGAAAAGATCAAGAAGACCGTGCTGGGCAAGCCCCGCAGCATTGGCATCAATAGCATCTTGCATATCAAGAAGAACCGGGTGACTGGCCGGGATCGCAAAGTGACTGTGCCCATCCTGTACGAGTTGGGAATTGACGATGTTGGTAGCCTCGTGGCTTGGCTACAGGATGAGGGCCACTGGACGGCCAAGGGCGGGAAACTGGTGGCACCCGAATTTGATTACACTGGCTCGGAGGCTGGGCTGATTCGGCACATCGAGAAACACAACCTGGAGATGGATCTCCGGGACCTTGCCCAAGACGTTTGGAACCAGATTGAAGAGGCAGCAAACCCCAATCGTAAGGCAAGGTATTGAAAATTAGTGGGGCCTCAAGACGGATGCCAATACCCAAAGGTATTCTGCCCCACACTTTTGAACAACAGATGGGCCTGTCGCTCAGTGCTAATACCCAAACCGAGCTTGCCCATCACTTTTAGAAAAGGAGACCAACAGTGAAAACGCCCGAACAGCTCAGAGAACTCGCAATGGAGGCCGTAAGACGGCACTCCGCAATCGACAAGGCCAAGAAATGGATGTTCCGAAAAATTGACTCCATGCCGGAACTGAAAGAAGCCTTGCTAGCCCCGGCTATTGACTGTGTTATCCGAGAAGCCATTTACCAGGTACGAAATCAACAGCGACGTCAGTGCAAAGGCAAGAAGCCCTACCAACACAAGAAAGCAAAAAAGGCAACAGCAAAAACTGAAAAGAGATCAGCTGGCCGCACAAGACGAAGCACCAAGGTGATGCGGCGTTCTCAATACTTGTTCCTAATGCACTACACAGTTGGCGACAAGTGCCTTGGAGAATGCAACAAGATGGATCTTCAGCAGGCACGGAAAGAGGCTAGTGCCAAGAAGGTCGGGTACGCCCAAACAGAAAGATTCCTGGGGACGTTGGAAACCCGGCTGGGCGCACATGAGATTGTGCGTGACAAGTGGAAAGAGGCCGAAGTGGTTGCTGTGTGGAACCAAGTGACCAAGACAAAGCCGGCGTGCTAAAACAGGATTCAGTGGGGCCAATATCGTACTGCTAATACCCTCAAGGTGGCTGCCCCACACTTTTGAAACAATTGATGGGCCAATTGACCCATGCTAATACCCAAAGCTGGGCTGCCCATCACCTTATAACCAGAGTTGGCCAGAAGAACATTGCTAAAACCCAGGTCAAGAATGCCAACTCACTTTTTGCAGGAGACCAAACAATGGCTTGTGAAACTGTGGTAGACATTAAGGCGATCTGTGATCAGTTGCTCGAGGAAGGCAACAGAAGAAAATCCGTCATTGTAGGACGGATGCGAATTACCAACCAAATTCTTGCCTACATTGTGCGGTATCTTGGCGGGTTCAGAGGGGAAAGCGAAGAAGAACGAAAACGCCTCTGGGCTGAGGCTGCTAAGGTAGTGAAGCGGATCGAGGAGGGCGAAGAACATCCAGCAGCCATGTTTGTGCTCTCCATGAGTGAAGCAAAGCAGAACTTGCTCAAGGTTCAAGCCGTGCACGAGAAGGCAATGTGCTTGCTTGTGCGACAGCTTCCTGTTTATAATTGGTGGATGTCGATTAAGGGCCTAGGCGAGATAGGGCTAGCGGCGTTATTGGCTGAGACGGGTAATCTTAACTGCTACCCAACAGTTTCCCATCTATGGAAACGACTGGGTGTTGCCCCAGACTCTGAGTACCACATGGTTACAAAGGCGGGCAAGATCGTACCAGCCAAGCCCCGGAGACGCAGATCGGTATTGTGGAACATTGGTGACTCCCTCATCAAGACCAATGGAGAGAATGGGTACTACAGGAAGTTGTATTTGGCACGGAAAGCGTACCTGTGCAAACGCGATCCTGAGTTGACCAAGCCGGGCAAAAAGTTGAAAGCACACCGGCAGGCACAACGATACATGGAGAAGCGGTTGGTGAAGCATCTGTGGCAGAAGTGGCGGGGACAGGAGTTTGAAGACTAGAAGATAAAATTCGTAGGGCCATTCGGCGGATGCTAATACCCAAGTAAAGACTGCCCCACACTTTTGAACAATAGATGGGCCAATAGACCGGTGCTAATACCCAGAATGAGCCTGCCCATCACCTTATAACCAGAGTTGGCCACGAAATCAATACTAAAACCCAGCAGCAACTTGCCAACTCACTTTTGAAAAGGAATTTAGTGGGGCCACAACAACGCTGCTAATACCCTGACGAACGATGCCCCACACTTTTGAACAATAGATGGGCCACTACCCATATGCTAATACCCAGTGTACGGATGCCCATCACCTTATAACCAGAGTTGGCCTGTTGGGCGGTGCTAATACCCAGATCAAGCTTGCCAACTCACTTTTGAAAAGGAATTTAAGTGGGGCCATGCCAACACTGCTAATACCCAGAAGTTGACTGCCCCACACCCTTTTAAGTAGGAACTCAGATGCACACTTGGCTAATAATTGACTGCAACTTCCTGTGCCACCGAGCAGGTTATGCTTTCCCTGACCTTACCTACGAGGGGGAGCCTACCGGGTGTACCTTTGGGTTCCTCTCCGAGCTGCTGAATTTGCAACAGCGGTTCGAGGCAGATCAAGTTGTCTTCTGCTTTGACC